AAAGAAGCTTGCGTCAAGTATATGGAAGAGAGCCGCGCGGCGGAAGTTAAGGCTTCTAATGAGGCCGAGACGAAGAAAGAACCTGAGAAGTACGATATGAATGAAAAGCCCGTCGAGGGTTCTATTGGCTATGAAGAACTGCTCAACGTGGATTTAGGACTGGACGATGCCGTACACGCGGGATAGCTATAAGGCTAGGCTTCAACTAACCTTTGACAATCTTACTTACTACAGTGATAGTGACTTCAATGATTCTATTCAAGATGGCTACGACGAGATTTCAGCCTTTAGTGGCCTTTATCTGCGGAGCACCGTGGTACCTTTTGTGCCATTGCTTACATACTATGATTTGCTTGGCACGATACCTGACTACCTAGGCTTGATTGCAATCTTCAACACTGGGTATAATCGATGGATGATTCCCTCCAGTGTGCGCAAGTTCAACATTGATAGGATTGATTGGGAGAGTGCTTATGGTGTCCCCTATTACTTTAGCGTGGTCAGCCACCGCTTCATGGCTATATACAAAAAGCCGTCTGTGCCTAACTATGGTAATATGTATATATTCTATCATGCATCCGCGCCGTCGCTTGGGCCTTCAGACTTACTTGCAATCCCTGACTCAGATATAACTGTAATGGAAGATTACAATATAGTTGACCTATGGGAGCAGAATCAGGAATGGAATAAGGCAGGGTCTCATTTCGAAGCCTATGTAAAGAATCTAAGGCGACTCAAGACTTGGATCAAGAACAATAGGCAGCCAGATAGAGCACCGATTCTTAAGGGTTAGCTGTGTCAATTCAGATTTGGACAGACGATTACCTTAATCAACTTCAAGAGGATGCCCAGCACTATATCCTTAATGAGATTAAGTGCCTGTTTCATAAGTTCTACTTACCGATTACTGAGGGACAGTCGGTCTATACACTACCTTCTAAGGTAAAAGGCGTCATTAGGGTAACCTGGCTAGGTAGGCAATTAGAGCCGCTCTCTTGGGATGAGTTGACTATAATTACTCCGGCTACGGTGGTAGTTAACAATAGCACGAAGATAGAAACAAGTATAAGTAGGCCGCAGTGGTATGCTATGCATCCTACGAACTTGATGGACATTCGACTTTATCCAACACCTGATGAGACCTTCGATCAATCTCCAACTACTGATAATCCCTACGCTGTTCAGTATAACGAGCCGCACTGTAATATCAGTTGCTGGCGCTATATTGACGATACTGGGGCTGATCCAACGGCGCAGCTACCATTGTACATCCTGCGGCGCACTGTAAAGGCTTACGTACTATGGAGAGCCTTTGCAAAAGAAGGAATTGGACAGAATCTGACAGCTTCTAAGTATTACAAGCAGAAATTAGACTTTTTAATTGATAACTTTCGTCTAATTAACGATGGCACATTCGTGAGTAAGAAATACAGCCTAGGAGATGGGGACAATGGCCTTGAAAGCTTCAGGTATCCTAAACCTATCTATCCAGCAAACTTTGAAAGGGTACTTTTTTAAATGTTAGTAGAAACAGTTCAGTTAAAAGGTTCCATCCGGGCTCATCTCTACGGGCCGCAGGGGGAACTTGTGCAAGAGATCAAGAAAGATAACCTACTGGTTACTGCTGGACGGGCCTGGGTTCTTTACCAGCTAAACTCAGTAAATATCAATACCTCACTAACTGTGAGTAATCTAGCCATTGGTAGTTCTACTGTAGCTCCTGCTACTTCGGACACAGCTTTAGGCGGGGAAGTTACACGTAAGTCTATTGCCACTTTTTCTACTGTTCAGCTTACAGCTAATCCGCCTTCGTGGCAAGCACAAGTTTCATTTGCCACTAATGAAGCCAATACTACTTTGGCCGAAGTTGGCATGTTCAATTCTTCTAGTGGCGGCACGATGCTATGTCACGCTACTTTTACTTCTTTCGTCAAGGCTACTTCTAATACCTTCTCTGTTTCGTATACAATCAGTGCATAGATGCAACAGATTGATTTAGGTTCGGTTGACACGTTGTTTCACCTAGTAATTGCAGTTGGGGCTGTAGCAGCGAGTTGGATGGCTATGATAATTAAAACAGCTCTAGCCAAGATACAGCAGACCCAAGCTCGCGATAAGGCAGAGTTAGCCTACCATCAAGCTGAGATTAAAGCTGAGCTTAATGTTAAGCACGTTGAGAATACGCAAATAATGAAAGCTCACGCTGAACTTGATGAGAATAAGTTCGAGGATATAGCCCAGAATCAGGCGCGGCAGGCCGAACAGCTAGCTAAGCTAGATACTAAATTGGATAAAGTCTTAGACCGAATCTCTTCTAAATGAAAAATTATCTACATAACTCAGGTCCTGGTGTAGTGATTGGCTTTCCCACACTGGGCCGCCCCGTTACTATTGAATGGGCCTTCGCTCTTAAGAGTATGAATACTCCTACGAACTATAACACTATCTTCCATCTAGTTAAGGGAAAGCCAGTGGACGTAGCTCGTAATGAAATGGCTGCTCTCGCCATTGAGAAGGATGCTAAATATCTATTCTTCGTTGGTGATGATGTAGTAATTCCCAATCATACTCTTAAACAATTTATCTATAGGATGGAGCAAGACTCTACCATTGGCGTAATTGGTGGGGTCTACTGCACTAAGGCTATTCCTAGCGAGCCGCTTGTCTACAGGGGCAACGGTAAGGGCTGTTATTGGGATTGGAAAGTGGGGGAGTTCTTTGAATGCACCGGACTTGGTATGGATTGTACGATTATTCGTACTGAACTCCTTAGGAAGTTAGAGTCCAATTGGTTCAAGACAGTCGAAGAAGATAAGTACCAAGACGCTGAGAACGCGGCGGAAAGTTGGACCGAGGATCTATTCTTTTGCCATAGAGTTTTAACAGAGACTGATTACAAAATCTATTGTGATGGCTCTGTACTCTGCGAGCACTGGGATGTTAACACAGGTACTTATTATAAGTTGCCAACTACCTCGCTACCAATGCGGCAGAAAGCTGTACTTAAGGATAAGAGGCTTCTATTGATTGGGCCGCGCTGCACCATCGATCGTGAGGAAGAATTCGATATCACCACTTTTGGTAAGGAAGAGGCTGACTATCGTGGCCAGGAATTTTGCCTACCTTTTGATAATGATCAGTTTGATTGGGTTATTGATACGCAACCATCTTTTAGCTACCCGGCTGAAGAGTACGCAAGAGTCACTAAATCTGGTGGCAAAATTACTGTCAAATACCACGAAATGATCGACACCGAGAAACTTGCTAAGCTATTTAATGGCCATGTAGTTGGAGAGTTTGTGGAGGCACCGGTTTACTAAGTGGAACAATACTTTAATAATTTTGCAACTATAGTAGCTGCAGGAGGCTATACCGCTGCTTCTGGTGTTCTTAATGTAGGCTCTACTACTGGAATTACGTTAAATAGTGGAGATACCACACACCTACTTATCTATACAGTTAGTGGTGGTTCAGTAACCCCTGTTGTTAACTTAAAGGTAACAGCAGTTAATAGCGGTACACAGTTCGCTGTAGCGGCAGATGGTTCAGATTCTAGTGCTTCGAGCGGCGCAAATGTAATTTGTGTGCTCAGCGCTGCTTCGATGAATCAAATCCGTACTGACCAGAATGGGGTTGGTACCTATTCATCTTTGCCCTCTACCTCTAGCGCTCATGCTGGAGATACTTACCATGCTACGGATTGCCCTTATAGCTTCAGGTTCAATGGTTCTGTTTGGACTGCTTTCCACGATACTGATGCTGTAGTAGTTCCAGCCGCGGCTGGCTTTAGCTCAGTCCATACAGGTACTGATACCATCTTTACTACAACTGGTGGAATGGTTACCCTTTATGATGATGCAGGCACTGGTAATCAATTAAGTTCCTACGGAGTATCTGTACCTGGTTCAACTCCTTATACTTATACAGCAAAGATAAGGTATCACATGACTGCCGATGAAACTGGTGGTCTTCCTGGTGCAGGCACTTATCCTTCAGTTTTTATCGGCATTACAGATGGGACCAAGTACATCCTATTGGCAATTGCTAATAATGCTGGTTCTAACTACAATCCCTCCACCTACGTAGGTGTACAGCGTTGGACTACCTATAATACCTTCGGTACTCAGGTTAATCTAATTAACGTAGGCACTCCTGCGGTTAACTGGCTACGCATCTACAATGATGGTACGAATAATAACTACTACTTCTCAGATGACGGTTACTATTGGGTAAAAATACTTACTGAAGGTGTCACTACTTACCTAACAGAAACTAAAGCTATATTTGGGCTTAACCCTTATAGCACTAACTACACAGGCAATAGTTGTGTAATTTCCTTAATACACTGGGCTCAGACTTAGAGAATGGCTATTCTAGTAGGTGCAAATTGGGGTCAGGCCCAATGGGGAGGAATTCCCTGGGGAGGTTACGATAACAGTGGTGGTACTTCTCCTGTTACTGAATCTCTTAGCGACCAGTTAAGCCTCAGTGATGCAGTTGCGGCTGGTTTAGGTATAGTTGTACATGATCAGTTTACCTTTACTGATACCTTTATAGGTGTTAGCCCTGCTTCTGGGATCATGGTAGCCGATTTCTTCGGCTTTAGTGATTCTCAACAATACTCTCTAACTGGTGTAACTGGCGATGCATTCCTTCTACAAGACCAAGTTCTTGTACTACTAAATGTAGCCAGTACATTCAGTGATGCTTTAAATCTAAGTGACTCTACCTTCATAGCTAATGACATTCCACTGTCCGGCGCGGCTGAGTCCCTCAGTTTCAGCGATACTTTTAGCTCTACTCTTCTAGGCGCCTTACAGTTTCAAGGATCTGAGCAGCTTAATTTAGTAGAGAATTTAACGGTACTCAAGATCGGGAACCTGACGTTAGCGGCCGGAGTCAATACAAAGGGCTTTCCCAATGAAGGATTCGTACTGAGTGATGGTTTACTTACTAAAAGTACTGGTACTTTTAGCTTTAACGACCAGCTATTCCTCAACGACACCTTGCAAGCTATTGTACCTCAAGGGGGTTCTAATAGCGAGTCCTTCAATTTAAGCGATTCTGTAGAAATTTCAATAACTGATACCATTATTAATATACCTATAATATTAGGAGATGGCTTCAATCTCATGGATGTACCTGGCTATCAAGGCTCGGAGATTGAACTTCTACAGCTTACTGAAGCACTTAGCCTAGGCGATACACTAGTAGTCTCGCAGCAAGATTCTCTAAATTCCTACTTAAGAAGGTACCTAAATGACGTCCAGTTTCAGAACTGATAGAAATAATAATCCTACAGCTATGATTGTACAAATGGCTGAGGAAGGAGGGTTAGCTCTTGGGACGGACTACGTACAAGGTGATAATTTCACTGATGGCGGGGTTACTTTCTATACTGCTAAGCTTTTGGGTGATCCTATTAGTAAGACTATTAGGGTTATTACTAAACTCGGTTTCTACACTCCAGGGGGTGCTCAACGGTGGGTTTATATAGGTATACCCTATACCCTATGGAAAGGGCTTACAGTTTCGGAACAGACTGAAGTGATTGGTTTTATGTATGGTAGGGAGGGCGGCAC